TGGTAAAGGGGTTGGTACTGGTGAAGGGGATGGTAAAGGGGTTGGTACTGGTGAAGGGGATGGTAAAGGGGTTGGTACTGGTGAAGGGGATGGTACTGGTAAAGGGGATGGTGCTGGTAAAGGGGCTGGTGAAGAGGCTGGTGAAGGGGGTGATGAAAGGACAGAGGCTATCAAGGATGTTGAAAAGGAACTTGGTGCTGACGGTGCTGACGGCGGTTGGGAGCCAGGATGGGTGCCGAAGACCTATGAGGAACTTCAGAAGAAGTTGGAGCTTGAGAACACGTTGGAGCAGAAACGCCAAATTGCTGTACTGGCAGAAAACCAGAGACTATCTGCTGAAACCGAGGAGGCGAGACGGATATGGGAAGGAGAAGAGGCGAAAGCTGATCGTGAAATAGCTAAGACTGAGCGGGAGTTGGCTCAGGCATTCGGGGAGGCTGAGTTCACTGGATTTTACGCACCACCGGGGCAGACAGAAATGGGCCCGGAGGGATTCCCGCTGGAAAGGACTAAAACCCTTGAAGGACAGCAGTTTGATTTGGACGCTGAAATCCGAAGAGCCCAAATTAATGCTGAAATAGCCCGGCAGGTAGGATATTTTCCTTCAGATACAGAGGGGGCAGACGACATACAAACGCTTGAAGCAAAGCAGCTGGAGATTAACGCTCGAACTGCTGCCGCCAAGCTATCGGGAGAGTATTACGATGCGGACGGTAAAGAAACGAAAGCTACTCTGGACAAGCAGCAGTTTGATTTGGACGCTGAAATCCGGAGAGCCCAACTAAGTGGAACGCTGAGTGGCAGGGGAGAGGAAGCGGATAAGAAAACTCTTGCGGCACAGCAGTTTGATTTGGACGCTGAAATCCGGAGAGCCCAACTACAGGCTCAACTGTCCGGAATGTACCAGCCTCCCGGGCAAGAGGGCGTTGATAAGGACTTAAGGGTGGGACCGGTACCAACTTTAGGTAGAAAACAGTTGGAGGCCGAGCTGACAGGGATGTACGCAGGGGAGACAGGCAAGGTACCAACTTTAGCCCAACAACAGCAGGACTTGCAACTAGCCCAGGCGTTGGGGTTCTATCCCAGTGGTAAACCGAGCTTGGAAGGATTGACACCCTTACAGATTGCGGAAATGACACCTAGAGAGATCGCTGCAAGGATAGAGGGTGGTGAGGGTACGGCAACTTTAGCCCGCCAACAGATGGACTTGGAGCAGGAAGTCCGAATGGCCCAGCTAACAGGCATGTATGAAGCCACGGGCAAATTGGCTGGGGGAGAAACCCTTGCGGGTAAGGAATACGCTATGCGGCTTGCCGAAGCACTTGGGGAAACTGAAGGTGGAGTAGAAACCCTTGCGGCTAGGGAGGCAAGACTTCAAAGAGAAATGCAGGAGGCTCAATTAACAGGCAGGTATAAATATCAATTATCAGAGCTTGGGGTGCCGATTTATAGCGAGGCTGGCGAGCCGGTATATGCGATCGGCCAAACTGAAGCCGCCAAACAAGCGGAATTTTTAAGGGATATGCGGAGAGCTGAGGTAACGGGCACTTTTAACGAAGAAGACACCCTTGCGGCAGAGCTTGCGCGGGCAGCTGCTAAAAGGGAGCTAGCTGGGATAACAGGTAGGTATGGAGCCACATACGATGAGGCTGGTAAGCCGGTAGTGAAAGGGGTAGAAACTGAAGCCGCCAAACAAGCGAGACTAGATAGGGAGGAAGTACAGAGGCAGTTTAATACATTGCATCCTACACTTATACAGCCAAGGACAGCATTAGGGTCTGCATTCGGTATAGCTCCGACCGGTCCGCCCTTATCGACAGGTGCCGGGCAGCGACAGCTGCCGGCCGTCAGCGGCACGTCATTCCGGAGGGCATCCCCCGATGTACAAAATGTGATATCGGGCTTAATAGCAAGTGGTGCAGCACAGAAGCCGTTCTTCGGGCAACCAAGCGGTGCCCTTCCGGCTCCTATAAGCAGAAGGGCATTTCCAAGGCGGCGAGTGGCCAGACAACAGACGTTTTAAGGATAGTAAGGCAATCATATAATATATGGATGAATCATGGCAGAGATAGACTCTTTAGTGTCCCGGCTTAAGCAGTTGCCAAAAAATCAGGCGATGGCTGAAATTGGGAAATTGCCCACCGCAACAATACTTCAGGTGCTTAGTCGTTTGAGGGGTGGCGAGGACGTAGCGGCTGGTGCCCCTGGTGCCAGTCTGCCGAAGTCTCCGGCAAGACCCGTCCCCTTGCCATCCGGGCCAGGCATTCCGCCCGCCCCATCACTGCAACCGTATTCTGAGAGAAAGGGGCAGGGTCCTTGGGGGATGGCGTTAGAAGCATTGGCAAGATTTGATGACATTAACCGGCAGTGGGTGGCCCCTATTGCACATCGGGCACTTTCCAGTACGCCCTATCGTCTCGGGGCTGGTGCTGCTGCTGGCTCATTTCTAAGTAAGCTACCGTGGGAAGCCGGGTATATGGACGAAGCCAGACAGGATTTAGCGGAAACCGGTAAGATACAGAGGTTTGTGGCTGAGAATTGGTGGGGGTTTACCCCGATATCTGCACCACTTAGGGGTGTAAGTTTGCTGCCCAAGGTCGCAGGGTTAGCTAAGATAGGGTCTGCGGCCCACAAGGCTGCAAATGTAGTAGACAAAGTGGAGATGCTCCCGTTCACCGCGGGCAAGGCCGGTATTGGGAAACTAAAAAAGATTGCTACCTCCGCCACTGTTAAGATGCCGGACTTGCAGTCCTTTGATAACCTGGTAGCTGTTAACTTTGTGAAGGATGGGGGCAGAAAGATAGCCCAGCAGCCCTTTGTCAGAGAAATACTTGGCAATACAGGTTTTGGTCTTAATCCTGCGGCATTGGCAGATACCCCGGCAGCGCAAATGATAGTCGGCAAGCAGATGTCTTTTGCTGAATCCCGCCAGAAAACCAAAACAGTAATGTCTATATTCGATCAGTACGGCGGGCAGGAAAAGGTGTTTGGCCCCCTGGACAAAGAAGGCTTTTTAAGAAGCCCTCAATTCACCAAAGGGGGTGCAAAAATAGCCCCTAATGATATCAGGGGCAACCCCGGTAAGTACAAGAATCTCCTTGACGCAACCCAGAAAAAGTGGGTGAAAACGGCCCGGGAATTAGAGTATGCCAAGCTAAAGTTTTTGGAAAGAAACGGCATCCCAATCAAGAAACTCAGCTTTGCAGAGGGCGGAGAAACTACAGAATACGCAGGTCGTAGGGTTTTCGGGAAGCTTCTCGATGACGGAACCTACGATATGATGATTGTGGATGCCGAATTCGTCAAGGCCGCCAGTTCAACTAAGTCAGGGATGTTGAACGCACAAAAACGCAGAGTGTTCGCAACACAGGAAGAAGCCTTGAATGCAGGTTTCTCATATCTTCCGGAAGAAGAGGCTCTGAGGCAAAATATAGCGGCTGCCTATCGGAAGGTTGCTGAAAAGCAGGCGACTGAGTGGTTTGTAAAGCAGGTGGATGATAACCTGGTACCCGGCATAAGCTTTAAGTCTCCACTACCCGCTAATTTCCCGCAATTCGCCGGCGTTAAAGGGAAGCTGCCGCCACTCCTTCCTAAAACATTCCCGGCGTGGGACAGGTTCTCGCCTGTTAGTAATCATTCTTTCCTTAGTATTACAAAGATACGTGCTCGAGCTGACATGGATGCCATTAAGCGGCTAGAGGAAACTTTGCAAGAAATCACTGGCGTTAAAGGGAATCTGCTTTCCAAAGAATTGGTGGGGGTAGAGTGGAAAAGTATTCCTCTCGAAAAGACAACCGCTAAAGCTGTCGGTGAGGCTACTAGACAACTTAAAGCTCAATTGAGTAAAGCAGCTTCGGTGGCTGGAAAAGTAGCCGATAAGTATATGACTGGAAAGCACGGACCTAAAACACCGATCAGAATTCTATCTGATATCCCTAGCCTCCAGAAACTTCCCTATGGTCTCTCGCTCCGCCAAGGCCCGGAGATATTTGGCGAACTACAGAGAATTCAGGCTGGGCTGAAGCAGAAGATTGCAGATGTGGACGTTCTGGACAAGGTATGGAAAAGGGAGCTGAAGCCAAAAACCTTGGGTAAAGTAGGGGTAGGCGAGTTTGGATTTAAGCATGGCGAAGCACCTGAAGCCCTCTGGGGCAAGATTCTGATGGGAAAGGATGCTAAGGAAGTGGGGGATCTTCTGGTGGAGAGTTTTAAGCCAACCAAGTTCAACTCAGTACTAACGGCAACCAACAAGGTTAATGCTATCGCCAGGTTGTTTGTGCTTGCTGGCGATGTAAGTACGGCAACTATCCAATTGTTGTTTCTGGCAACATGGAAACCTGCTGTCTGGGGCAAATCCATGAAGGGGTTTGTACAGGCAATGCTTGATCCTGAGTTCCATGCGCGGGTTCTCGCTCAAAATGCAGATAGAATACATAGCTCCCCAAATCTGATCCTGACAAGGGGTGGCGGTCCGGAAGTTGAGATAACAGAAGCCATTACCGGGCCGGGGGGACTTTTGGCATCCAAAACACCTCTCGGGAAAATGTTGCGCCCCCCCAGAGAAAAGGGGCAGGGTCCCCTGGGGTATGCTGCGAAGACCTCGCTACTGGCGGTTCCAAGGATATACGGAAAGGGTGCCAATGTTATATTAAAACCTTTTGCCAGAGCCTACGAAGCATCTTTGGATGTAGCTGGCATAGAACTCAAAAAGTCTCTGGAGCATCTGACTGCCGCCGCAGACCCTAACTTGGCTGCCAAGCAGGTTGCTGAACTGGATGCCTTCATTAATGAGTTTAGGGGTTTGGCAGACAGTGCCAGACTCGGCATGACCGGCCGAAGGAGGCAAATACAAACAGCCATAGCTCTGGCACCAAATTACACAAGGGCTATAACAGCATTGTTGTATGATGCGGCTCAGGGGGCTGTTAGGCGGGGTGGTTTGCGTGGCAAGCTGGCAAGGGATTCTATGGCACATGGCATGGCGGGACTGGCAGCACTAGGTACGGCAGTGTCCATAGCGTTGGGAGCCAGAACCGAGGAGGAGATTGAGAGACACCTGAGCCCGATGAGGCAACAGGGCGAAACATGGGTATATAATCCAGATTTCTTCACATGGACTATAGCGGGCCAAAGAATTGGCCCAGGTGGCAAGGTACGCTCTGTGATTGGCATGTTCGCCAAGACACTTGGTGCCGTCAGCGGCCAGATCACTGATGACCCTGACGATAAAGACCTAGCGGTTTTTATTGACCCTAGATGGCAGGAGAACCCATTACTTCAAACTGGTAGAGCCCAGTCAGCCCCTTTACTAAAAACTATCATAGATATCTGGACCGGCAAGGATTATGTGGGGGAGCCTTCCAGGGACTCTCTCTGGCATCTCACCGATACAGTGGTTGCCGAAAACTTGGTGCCGATATGGATACACAGTGTATTGTTTGAGGGCGGGAATATGGCGCAGCGTGCTTTGAGGGGTATCACCGAGTTTGTTGGAGGCCGTGGTCATCCCCTGTCTGCGGCCGGCAAAAGAACCGAACTTAGAAATGAGCTGGCCAACGAGCATTATGATAAAGACTGGAACAAGGATGGCCCGCTAGGTTTAACTGAGGGCTTAACCGTTCAGGAACAGAATTCACTGGAAAAGGCTAACCCCGAATTAATAGCATTAAATGAAGAGGTTTCCCAAGTCTGGCTCAGGCAGAAAGGCTCTGATTTTGATAAAGCCTTCGCCGTAGTCCGGGATGAGATCGATGGCGAGTTCAAAACAGAAATGAATAAAATTGCTGAGTTAAAGCAAAGCGGCGAAATATCGTGGAAGACCTATAACGACCTTCGTAAGAAGCATATGACTAGCAAGTTTTCGGGGGTTTATACAGCACACATGATGAAGGATTGGATAGACCCGGAAGGCCGGGAGGGTCTCGAAAGGTGGCTGGAAGACGACCACCCGTACGACAAGGCACTTCGGGGATACCGCGAATACTTTTATGAAGATGCTAAGATGAAGCGCGATGATAATGGTCTAATTGATTGGGGGGCGACACATGCTGCTGCGGAGACATTCCTGAGTGAGAAGACCCCCGGGGAACGGCTATATATCAGTGAAAACCAGCACGACTGGATTAACGACCTGTCTCCCCGCGCTGTGGCAATAGAGGAGGAACGCCAAGAGCTCATAAATATAATCAAGCCATTCTGGGAAATAGAGGATGCAATTTTTGAGAAGGTATCTGCATCTCCGGGCTGGAAGGGAATTCATGCGCTACGGGAGACATGGAAAGAAACAGTCACAGACCTTAACGAGCAGCTGGATAGCAGGTGGCGAGAAATACCTCCCCATATGTGGCCTACCATAAGAGGAAATGCCAAGAAGCGGGCGGCCCCGCAATTAATAGCGGTGGAGCGGTTAATATCAAACGCCAAGGTTCACTGGAAGCGTTCTAATCCGGCGGGTGCAATGGCTGTCGATCAGTGGTATAGGGAGATTTAAAATAATAATCAGGAGGGAATCATATAACCAATGGCTGATGAAGAGCAAACTAATGAGGTAGAGGATGGGCAACTAATCACAGAAACTCAGGAACCCGAAGCAGAGCTAACTGAGAAGCCTGATGAGGAAACTTCATCCGAAGCTCAGGCAGAGCCGAAAGAGGCCGAAGATGCACTGGGACCCCTGAAGGCACAGCTGGAATCATCCCAAAAGGAAGCGGAACACTGGAAGAGTCAGTATCAATCCAATCAGAGAAATCTAAGTGAGAGAGACCGGCAGTCCAGTAAGCTTACCAGAAGGATAGACCAGCAGGGAGAGATTCTGGGTAAACTAATCCAGACCTACGGAAAAGCTAATCCTAGCATGGATGGCGAGGAGAACCATTTCAATAATTTGGCTGGAGAAATAGCTCAGATGAACCAAGCCCTTGCAGGAACAGAGCAGAGGGAAGCAGATCAGGAATACAATAATCGGTATAAACAAGTGGGCAATGAGCTGGAGGCAATAATAGCGCGTTCCGGCGTTAAAATGGGCAACTACCAAAATGACCCGGACTTGGTGGAGGTAGCGAAGCTTATGCAGTATGGCTTGTTTGACAATGCCAAAACCTACTTGGGTAATGCTATCCGGGCTAGAGCAGCTACCGCTATTCCCGCTGCTTCCAAGGAAGATGAGGAAAAACGTATTGACGAACTGGCAGAAAAGAAGGCACGGAAAACCTTAAATGATACAGGTGCCTTCAACGAGAGTACCAATGGACCAAAGGGTTCCAGCCCCAATGACGCAGACATTATAGCAAAAATGGCAACTGGTCAGAGGGTAGACTACAAGAAGGGAGCCCAAGCTCTAGAGGACCTAGAAGGCCCATTAGTATCTCAATAATTTAACAAGGAGAATGAAATGGCTACTGGAGATACAATCACTGGGTCATTAGCTGACAGCCTGGATACTGTTGTAGCATCTGCTAGGCAGGTTCGGGAGTTTGAAGGCGTAATGACTCAATTAGTAGACAAACATACACTAGGAAAGGGAACAGGGCTGGCATGGAAGGAAGTAGACCTTGCCCAGCTGACGGCTCAGGCGGTGCAGGAGACCACTAATCTGGACAATCCGCAACAGCTGTCCGATTCGGCAATTACCATAACGCCAACAGTTACCGGTCTGCAAACCTTTATCACTGACAGGGTGGCACTTCGTATCAGCAAGAAGTCCTTTGCCAAGCTGGGCGGATTAGCCCAGAACGCTATGGAGCGTAAGAAAGACGAGGATGGTCTTACACAGCTAGATGCAGCTACTACCAGTCTGTGCGGAGCGGGTACAACGCTCACAAGCGGGCACCTGGTAGCAGCCAGCACCCGAATATCCAGTAACGCAACTGAACCCGGTCCCAAACCAATACACATTGTACTGCATGGCTTCCAGATCAAGGACATCTATGATGAGCTGGTAGCCGGAGTAGGCACTTATGTGGTAACTGAGGGGCCAACTGCCAGAGTGTTCCAAGAACACTTTAACCTGCCGATAGCAGGCTCTAAAGTCTTCGAGAATGGCAACATCACCATCGACAGTGCAGACGATGCCATTGGCGGTGTCTTTTCCAAGATGGGAATCATTCTGGTGCAGGGCTTCCTGCCGAGAGCAGAGGTGCGGCGTGAGCCACAGAAGGGTGGCGGTGGAACATCAGTGTTCCATTATGATGAATATGCCTATGGCGAAAGAAGCTCTGGCAACTGGGTATATGAGATAAAGAGTGACGCAGCCACGCCAACAAGTTAGGGATGGCTGAGAACAGGGAAATCTGGGAACAGGAACATGGGCCAATCCCTAAAGGGTGGCTTGTCCATAACCTGAACGGCAACAAGCAGGATAATCGTAGCGAGAATCTTGCCGCCATACCTAGGTATCCCGAACATACGGGACAGATCACAGCCCCTTATGTGGGGCGGATAAAAAAATTAGAACGGGAGCTAAAGCTCCTGAAAGGAGAATAACTTGGCTATAAACGGACAATCAGGAAGAGGAAGAATCGAGATATTTGACGACTTTGTTGGACAAGGCCAACTGCTGACAGCAACAACCGCTCCCCCAGTACAACTCGGGGCTTACTTCAATGTTGTCGGGCAAGGTATCGCAGAAACAGACTCAGGGGCTGCTAGGCTGGATTCAGATGGCCTTAGTGGGGTTGTTCAATTAACCACCACTAACGAGGATATTCATGCCGCAGGACTTCAAACAGCAACCATGTTTGATGTGGCGTTAATGGCACCAATTGTAATGGAGGCACGGGTACGATTCGCCGCTATTAATACTGGGGAATCCTTTATTGGATTCTCGGATGTTAACACAAATCTGGCCATTATCGAGGGGGCTATTTGTCATGGTGCTACCACGACTTTAACCCTTACCGCATCTGATATATGCGGGTTCCTGATGTCAACTGATCTAAGTGATTCAGCAGACTGGCACGCAGTATATAACGGCGGGACTACCACTGGCCAAACAGTATCGACAAGCAACGATCTAGGTGATGACGCTGTTGCTGGTGAGTGGCAAATACTCCGAATGGAAATTGACCCTAACGGTACTGCACGTTGGTATACAGACGGCGCACTCCAGAAAACAGTAACTGGTGCCGTGTCTACCACTGTTGACCTGTGCTTTAACTGTATCACCGAATCCAAAACCACGGCTGTTAAGACTATGGATGTAGATTATATTTACATCTCGGCAAACCGTGATTTCAACGCCTAATAGAATAACATGACCTCTTTGGGGTTCGGGTACTAATTGAACCCCATAAAGGGGCTCCATTCAAAAGCTCCAATAAAAAAAGAAGTGAGGGAATGAGTACTAACGGAAAAGTTACAAACGGAGAGCTGTTCTTGTTGTTTCAACCTATACGGAGGGCTGGAAAGGAAGACCTGTTATCGCCAATGGAGACCCTGATAGATGCGGATGTTCCTGTAGCATGCGGCATGAAGGTAGTAAAGCTGGCCAAGGGAATAAGGAGCGAGGTAGAGATAATCCAGAGCCAGCTGGACAAGTTGATAGCGAAGCATAATCCCGGTTCAAATACCATAGACGCTCAATGTGAAAACTGGGGAGGGTTTATCAGTGAATATAACGAACTGATGAACATGGATTCAGATATTAAGTTCCACAAGGTACAACTTCCAAAGGATACAGTTTTAAAAACCCAGCATTTAATACTACTGGACAAGTATGTCGAGATAGAGGCATGAAGATAATACCTGCCACTCTGTGGATATCCGATGACGAGCCCTGTTTTGCCCTGACAGAGATTAACAGGAACACTCCGGACGGCAAGGACATCAGGCGATACCAGACTATTCGTGTCATACGGGGAGACTGGTTTGCCGATAGTGAAAGGGATTTAGGGTCAAGGAAAAACTTTGCAGCGGAAACCTTCAGTATTCCGGGTGGTGTAATAACAGACAATGAAAAGATAGAAATATACCACAGTGTCGGAGAATTGAAAGATATAGCTGATGACTTGAGAAATTCGCAAACAGACCGGTCGGAGTTGCCGGTAGCCGACATGGCAACAATGTACCAGGAAATACAGGATACTAAAAAGGATAGAGGTGTAAACAAATGGATGAGCAAACCGTTACTTTAGACCCGGAGGCACAGGAAATAGCCGAGGAGCTGTCGGCAGAGGCAATGGGCAGTTTCAAGGTCGGGAACACTATTGATACCGGCGATTCGGGTATACCGATGGTAGTGAGTTCCCTGATAGACCCCGGCAAGGTCAGGGTCTGGGACAACAGAACTGGGGAGGAGAGTATTATTAATCGCGGGGCAGACGATGTAATGCTAAGGTTTCAGTTGAGAAAAAGAAGGCCCGAAGATGGCACTTTGTGTTTTACTGACAAAGACCCCGGCATCAGGCCCAAGGCGGGAACTATCAAGTGCCTGTTGCACAAGGACGATCCTAACAGGAAGCTATATACCACTATGGGATTTCCTATCTGCAACAAGTCCAATCTCCCTACTCCCATGCAATTAGCTTCACATATGGAGCATCGCCACCAGATGGAGTGGAAGACACTGGAGAGGGAAAGAACGGACAAGGAGCGAAAGGAAGACAGGCAGTTCCAGAAAGACCAGATGACCAGTCTGGTTAAGTTGGCTGGCAACACTGCGACTGCGGTTGCCGGCAGCGCGGAAGAGGAAGATGCTGATTTGCCTGTCGGTACGCCCGAAGCTCCTCTGTACGTCAGTGACAGGGACAGGAAGACCGGGGCTAAAAAGGATAACTAGATGCCACAAGGCACACCAGACCGCCGTGTATTCCAGCTGAACTGGGAGAAGCTATGGAGGGCACTGACACATCCCAAGTTCCTGAGTGTACAGGGCAGTATCAGTATAAAGCTGGTAGCGAACAGTCCTGTAAAAACGGAGTATACGGCAGGCAATGAAACGGTAATACTGGTAGACGCTGCCAGCGGGCCGGTAACAATAAACCTGCTGGAGGCCGACACTGTAGTGGGCAGGCTGTATAAAATCAAGAAGATAGATACCAGCGACAACCGGGTTGCCATAGACCCGTTCAGCAACGAGACAGTTGACGGTGAAACAACTCTGGAGCTGGGACTGCAATACCGATCTATTGAAATCTTCAGTGATGGTACGGAGTGGTGGATACTGGGAGAAGGAGGTATGTCTTTGCAACTAGAAGTATTAAAAGATAAGCTGGCAGAGCAGAACGAGTTGCTCTACAAGATACTCATGGAAGGCAGGCAGAGCAAGTTGCACCTTGCCAGCATATCAGGCGAGAATATAAATGAAAGGGATGTGGAAGATTAATGGCAGTACCGGCAGCCTGGAGAGGCCAGGTTATTCTCTTATCTCCAGCTGTTGTATAATTAAGGCATGAGCATTATATGGTTTGATATAGAACCGGTAGATAACTAGGAGGGAGATATGGAACTGGAATTATTTGGCAAGAGGCTGTCGATTGGAAGCCGCGTGGCTATCAGGGGAACCCGAAGCGGAGACCTGCATGTAGCTCAGGGTCTGCCTGCCGGAGCAGCATTAACTAAAAGGGGGATTGGCTACCAGGCGATGTCTACATCTGCCATTGCCGCCTTGGTTGTAAGACCCAGCACAACTGCCGCCTTTACTCTCTGGAACGGTGAGGCTGCTGGCGGGAAGTCGTATGTTGTGGAGCGGATTATGGCCTTTAATCTTGTATCTACAGCAGCCCAGACATATGCGGGTATATGGGCTTGCAGTCACCCAACAGGCATGAGTGCAGTTACTGCTGACATCACAGCTATCAAAAGTACCTGTGGCGGCACTAACTATGGAGGCAAGGCTAGGCTTGATGTTGGGGCAACAGTAGTAAATGACGGGTGGTTTCCCTGGGGGGTTTCCAGCGAAGCAGAAGAGGCAGGTGTTCTGCCCGGTGGCATCATGTGTGCTCCTATAGGGGGCAGAATCATAGTTCCACCTACAGCGGGCTTGTCAATGCACGTTGTATCCGGCTTGGTTGGAGACACGTTTACCCACGGCTTCCACTGGTATGAAGTACAACTAGATTTGGACTAGGAGATATTATGGCAACACCAACGCTAGCGGCATTATGGCAGAGGATATCAGAGGAGATAGGCGGTTTTATATCAGGTACAACTACCAACACAGGAACTACCACCACCTTTATGGATAGCACCTTGGCCGACTTTGAAGATCAGGACAGGCGAATACTCGGTAAATTTGCCCGGCCAACGTCTGGTGACGAAGATGGTAATGAGCGGGAAATCAGCGGATTCAACGAGAATGGTGCTGCCAGCACGGTTACTGTCAGGAGAGCGTGGGACGACCTGATAGCTTCCAGTGTTACCTATGCCATACACCCGTTTAAAGTTGCAGACATTACTGCCAAGATTAATGAGTGGCGAGTCAGGGTGAAGGATATACATCAGGTAATAACGGACACGCAGGTAGTGACAAGGGACAATACGCACAGATACCCTGTGAAATCCACCATTATCAACAACCCTCATCAAATCTGGATAGAGAACGGAACATTTTCATATCAGGAGATACATAAGTGCGACAATGCATGGGATGAAAGCACAGGCACGGGAGTTACAGTGGCACTGGACAATCGAGACTTCCAATGGGGCAATGGCAGTGTCAAGATAACGGTGACCAGTGCTGCCAGTGCCGGTGATATACTGGCAACCGACAACGTAAGCAGCATGGATTTATCTGACCATATAGGGGTTCGATTTTCTATCAAGTCGGACATTGCGACAACGGCAGGGGACTTGCAGCTTATATTATCCGAGACTGCCAACGGTGCAAGTGCCACAGAAACCCTTGATGTACCGGCTCTTGTAGCCGGGAAGTGGGAAGTTGTGGAAGTATCCTATGCGGGTGCTACCACTAGCAGGGATGCCATAATATCAGTTGGAATCAAGTATGTTACAGACTTGGGTGCTATGGTTATTAATGTTGACAACATACAAAGCATTACTACCAATCCTGACGAAACCCTAGCCGACATGAAACGCTGGACACAGCTGAGGAACTGGAACTATCAGACAGAAGGGCATGAGGTGTATTTCCCATATGCTCTTCCGGCGAACAGGCGACTCCGTATGATAGGGAAAGGATTGATAGCTGCCGACTTGTCGGCTAACAGCCCTACCTCAACAGTAGAGGCTGATGAGACCATGCTGGATTATTTATATGCTCTTGTATTGGCAGACTTATCCCAAGTCAGGATGTTTCAGTCTGTGGGCTCAGAACGCGAAGAATATGAGAAGGACAGAAACGACTGGCTGGCAATAGCAGCAGAGAGGAAGAGGAGAGTAAGGGTAGCATTACCGCAGAGAACAGAAATGAGCCACGGCTGGACATACACTGAATAACATTATCATTCCCGGTAAAAGATTATGGCAAGATTAGCTAACGCACAGTTTACAATAGAGTTTCCGGAGACTGATGACTTCGGTGCCGAAGATATAGGCTTCCAGATAATTTATGACGAGGAGTCCAAGTCTCCCAAGTATTATCGGGGACAGGGTGCCACCCTAGTACCCCAGTTGCAGACAGGGGATATCAACTGGACATCCCTACCGCCCGAACAAGAGATTAATATGCCCCAGACAGACTGGCGCAAGGGCATGGGCAGAGACAGGACTATTGGGAGTAACTGGCAGAGATACCTGAAGGCTGACAACTGCGATGCCAGTGCCCTGAACAAGATTATACCGGGGCCGAGGGTGCAACAGGCTACCGGTGCCACGCTGGACGGAACTCCCGTCAGGATATTTGAAAGTGCCAGCGGGGTTAACTATGTGGCAGCAGGGGAAAAGATATACAGCCTGACATCAGGGACTATCACGGAGGTATGGGCCGGGGCAGGCCAGACTATCACGGATGTAGCGGTGCTGGACAAGGTGTATATAGCCTTGGGCGGCAGCAATAAATTCTATTTTAGTTCTGACATGTCCACGTTTACAGAGGCATCTCATACAGACAGCAAGGCAGATTTATTTACTGTCCGTGATCATTACCTTGGCAAGATTATAAACCCTAACGAGTTCAGGGTATCTATAGACCCGTCAAGTAGCACCCCTGTCTGGAGTGTTGCTGAGTTTATAGGTGGGGACAGTAACACTATTGGCAGCAGTGCCTACAATGTTAACTGGGCTGAACCCTATGAGGGTGAATGGTATTTTGGAAAGGCTAACGGCATGTGGATAATAGATACATCGGGAAGTGCCCGGCAGCTGTACAAGGCACCTTATATTTCCACCAACAACTACAAGCCTATGCTGGAATGGCAGGGTGCCCTGTACTATCCTATGGGCAACGCCGGATTTCATGTATTTACCACCACCGGGGGGCCGGTTCTCATATCGCCTGCATTATATGCAAGGGATGCTAGGGGGCATACAGGCAGGCCAATGGCTATGGCAGGGGATGCAGAATGGTTATATGTTTGCACAGAACCTCTTAGCGGAGAAAGTACCAAGCTGTTAAAGGTGAGATTGGAGGATGTAGACGGAGATACAGATTACAGATGGCATGGGGCTATTGCCCAGATAGAACTGGATGATGTGCGACATATGCGTGTATTCTCTCCGGGCGTTACCAGCAACCCTGAACTCTGGATAGCGGGAGAACTCAGTGGTACACCGGCGATATACTATATAGTGTTACCAAAAAACTATAGTGAAATAGAAGATGACGGGAACTATCTCCTCAACCCGTTCAGCAAGATCGAGTTGTCGAAAAATACTAAAGACCTGGACTTGGTGAGGAAGGCATTTTTCAAACTACAGATTCAAAGCAAGAATCTCAGTGATACTACCACGGTAGATGCGGAATACAAGCTTGATGAGGATACTGACTGGACATCTCTGGCTACCTACAGCGAGTCTCCCCGGCAAGACAAGGAGTTTGCCAAGGACGTGTCAGGGTTCGGGGTCAGGTTAAGGCTGACCCTGAATGGACTTGCGTCTGTTCGGAGTGCTGCCGCTTACGGAACTATGGCCTATGGCTCGGCAACCTACGGTGGGCCTACAACTGTAACACAGCCCACAGTAACTGGTGTCAATATCAAGGCCAGGCTGGAAACTGACGAGCTGAGTGTAATAGATTTACATATCAGGACATCAGGAGCCCAGAAGATGTCCGGTGGCTCCATCAGCAAGGTGTCATCCCAGCATTTATATGCTCGGCTGTTCGAGTTGCAGTCTCTAAACTACCCTGTCAAGATATGGGACTTCCTGACAGAGAAGGCTCTGTACGCTGATGTTCTGTCACCTACTCCAGAGACTGTTAAGATAACACAGAAGGGCGGTGTCATTACAGAAGGGGTACATTTAAGGTTTTTAGAGGCACCAATAGGTGTTTCTTAAGGAGTTATACTATGGCACAAGCAAAAGCAATAAGCGATGAAAAACATTTCCATGCTATGGAAGGTTCGCGAATAGCTGCGGCGATGGGTATAGGAGTGGTATCCGGTGGGGCTGTCACAGCATCTGCCGGGACTATGAATACCAGCGTAGCAGTAGCGGTGGTATTTGACGGCTCAATACAGGCGGTAAGTGGAGCTGATGTTACCCACGGAACAGCTAATGCTACCAATCCGCGGCGAGACCTTGTTATTTGGGATCAGTCAGCAGGGGCTCTGGCTGTAGTGGCTGGCACGGCTGCTGCCATTACCAACCCGACATTATCTACACCGTCCAGCGAGACAACCCCTCGCCTTATGACATCTCCCGCCCTACCAGATATAGGGGCTGATGACGATGTACTACTAGCAGAGGTATACATACCTGCCGGGGAAACAAACTCAAGTAATTTTACCATCACGGACAGACGGGCATTTATAGCCAATGCCCCTGTAAATGATGCTGTTGACCTGGCTTGGGGAGCCAGTGCTGATGCGGTAATGCGATGGTCTACTGGCGATGCCAGTAATCACGCTTTTGTAATAGGCGTTGGGAATACAAGCCAGCAAATTCATATTACTGATGCTGGTGCAGTCGCTACTGACTGGGCCAGAAGTGCAGGGACACATCCAGAGCTGGCAATCCACTCCAATACTACGCCAATAACTGATTACATGGCTATCGGTAATCACGATGGCACTACAGCCTATATAGATGTTGTTGGCGGAACTACGCTTCAGTTTAAGATCGCTGGAAATGCCGAGGCATCCATTACTGCGAGCGGGCTTGTTCTTCCTGCCAATTCAGATTTGAATTTCACAGGAACAACCGGAACAAATGATATCGTATTGGTCAATGGCCTGGCTGATGCTTTGAGTATCACGGACGGAAGTGCTGATGTGGCTGTTATTAACACCAGCACCGCAGGGAATGTAATGACCTTCACCGCAGCTTTCACTATCTCTGGGGCTGTTTCAGTCGATGATACCACAGATTCCACTAGTGGTACGACCGGTTCAATTCATACCGATGGCGGCATAGGAGTCGCAAAGGATATTGCCGGTGCCAGTGATCTTTTACTTGTCACAAGCGGGGCAACCATCAATTTCAACGCTGGCGATGTTGTCCTAACGCATTCGTCAAATACCCTAACAATGACAGGCGGAAGCTTCGTCAGCACTTTAGGAGCAACCACATTAGCTGGTGCTGTGGCAGGTGGAGATCAGGCTTTCACTGGCGTTGGTGATATGACATTCACTGATGGCAGCATACTGGCAGCGGTTGATGGTGCCGGGACTACGTTACTTCTGAAGTCAGGCGGGTTATCCGGCACGACCTTCATTACCCTGACCAGTCAGAGTTCCGGTACTGACACCATGATACTCGGCAAGAGTTTCTTCTATGACGCTGGCGGTGAGTATATTGAAAGTGACGGTACAGACCTAACGATAGCGTCCGGTAACGAAATACTGCTGAGTGCCGGTGCCGATGTAGTGTTACCTGTTAATGTAGGTTTACATTTCGGGGACGGTGCAGAAAAAATAGAATCAGATAATACTGACCTTACCATTAACTCGGGTGGCGAGATATTATTAACAGCCGCATCAGATGTGGTACTGCCAGTGAATATTGGATTACATTTCGGAGATGGTGCTGAAAAGATAGAGAGTGATAACACTGATATGACTATTAATAGTGGCGGTGCTATCAATCTAACGGCCAGCACCGACATTGTTATTCCTGCCAATATCGGCATTACTTTCGGAACAGGCGAGAAGATAGAGGGCAATGACACCAATCTTACCATTACATCCGGTGCAGGTGTTATTGTTACTGCGACTACGTTCTCAGATGGCACAGCTACCCTAACATCAGGCGAGTGGGATAGTGGTACTACCCTGAATGCCTGCGTTGGGAAGGGCACATGGACAGCCAGTGGCACTTGGACGCTGCCAGCGTGGACTGCTGGCGGAGCTATCAATTTCAACTCCCAGAATATGACTAATGTGGACATCGACTCCGGGACTATTTCATCAGTGACCCTTGACGGCACGGTAACTACGAACAACCAGAATTTTGATGCCGGTTCAGGGGATTTCAATATTGCAACTACGGCAGAGTGGAGAGGGTTGAAACTCCAGAATACTCACGATGGCGCAGGAGCGTTCCGGTTGTTCGCTTATGTTAATTCAGCCTCTCCGGCAGGTGGCGACAGCTTGCTGTCGGTAATGGGAAAGGGCAAGACCGAACACCCAGCACTCAATGATGTTGAATACTCTGAGATTCGCCTCCAGATCGAAGATGCAACAGATGGAAGCCACGCCGGGAAAATGGAGTTCCACAACCACCTGTCCGGTAGTGATAACACGGCGATGACGCTATCGGGAGCAGGTGCGTTAGGGGCAGACGGGGCATTTAGCGAGTTCGATGATTACGATGATTTCAGCCTGATGTGCGTAAAGGAAAATGATTTTAGTGCGTTGTGCGATGCTGGGGTTATGAGTAGAAAGGATACAGGGTCAGGCTATATGTTAAACATCCAGAATGGTATTTATTTGGGTTGGGGCGGTGTCAAGCAGAACCGTAACAGAATAGATAACCTGATTGGTGTAATAGTTGACGAGTTCCCGCAGGTAGCTGACAGGCTAGAGGAAAGAGGATTGCTAATTAGTTAGGAGGTTGTTATGCCAAAGGTGTTAAAAAGCGTGGAAGTTAAAATAGAGGTTAGCCTCACTGGAGACATAGGGATTACAGAGACTGCACTGGTAGAGATGTCAAGCACCGAATATCCCACTCAGTCAACCAAGAGGGGCATTCCGATAATTCTCACATCTGCCCAGGAGGCAGCAATCGTTAGTCATGTCACTGATATAGTTATACCGCAAGCCGAAAATAGTTAGGTGATTCAATGGCCATAATAAAACATAGTCGTGATAAGGTAGGAGATTTTCAGGGGAGAGTTCTGCTGCATATACCCATCGGGATACTGACAGCTATCCCTGTATTGGGGTGGGGGCTGACAGCCCTGTTTATTGTTTACCAGCGGTCAGAGGATGAATGGACCCAGGACAGACGCTGGAAGGATTATTATGGTGCTGTCGCTGGCAATGTAATCGGGGTGCTGGCAATACTGGGCTATGTTCTGTGGAGGTTACTATGAAGGAATTGATAGCCCGTGTCAGGCCGCAGGTTCTGATAGTCGTGATAGGATTAGTAGGGCTGGCACTCTACTCTGTAAAATTGGGATACATAGAGATAGCTACAGGGTGTATTGGCATCCTGGGAGCGGTTAGCAATAAGCTGATCGAGAAAGATTAAGGGGTAGTATTGTGGGAGATAGGGATAATCGCACCACCAAGGAAAGGCTCTCTGATCTGGAGCATTTTGTCAGCAATCATATAATGAGCAAACTGAAGTGGCACGATAAACTTATCTATGCTGTGCTAGCAATGCTGTGCCTGATTTTTGCAGCTGTGATAGTAGAAGGTATTATTGGCAGGAGTTCTATTCCTTAGAGACTTCACGGGTCATCTCCATCGTACCGGTCGCAACCCTGGCACTCTGAGAATCGATAACCTTTCAGGACTTTGATATCCGGCAGAGACCCATCGGCAGCCCCTGCCTGAAAACCACCATGCCTGACCTCGGCCACAGGACAATACACTCGCCGTCCTACGACCATAGTATTAAAGCAGTCGAATGCCAATATCCCATGTCGCCGGGATGAAGCTCTCTGGGCCTCTAGAGCTGTCTCCGCAGCATCCGACACCACCAGTTCCTGTAGGTCTGCTAATCCGATTCTTCGCATTTAGTTCCCTCCTCATGTTTGTCCCGTTTAGCTGCGGCTGCTGCACAGCTGGGGCAATAACTCTGTTCCTGATATTCCACGGCATGTTGCTCTACATGCCCTGCCCCAATCAATATGCTGCAGGCAGCACAACTGGGGTGCAATGACATGATTTCCTGGTGCCGTTTCCTCAAGGGAGACAGCATCCCGTTTATATCCCCAAGTTTCTTTAGGATGCTAGTTCGCGTTGAAGATATCTCTGTGATAATATTCTCAATAGATTGACCGCCATCCAGCTGCGTACCATCGCAGATGGGGCAATGCAGTTTCTCGTCCTCATTATGTTCTATGCGCATCCTCGTCTTCCCCCTTTTCTTCTTTCTCCCATTGGCCATTCGGACTTGAACTTCTTTTCCCATTTTAAGTGCCTCCCACATTGACTGCATATCCGTTTATATTTTTCACCCCCATCCTCCAATACCCGCATCAGAGCCCACGGCTTGTCCCCGATAGCAACCAGACACCCGCAACACTTGACGGTGGGCGGGTAAAAGATGCTGGAATCCTTGTACCATTTAACATCCAGCACCTCTACCTCTGCATCCACATAGCCCTGTACATGTTTTTTAATTATAATTGTGGGGTTCATAACAACATCCCAGCCCGATAGACCACATTGCCGCCAAAGTCCTCGCTATGGCGATTGTAGAGCCTCTCAAGGCTACTGTACCTCGTATTTATCCAGCGCACCTTTGGACCGGAGGAAGTATAATGCCCAGTTGGCGATGGTTGTCCTCACGGGGCTGTTGCGACTAGGGCTTTCTGCGGTTCTGAGGCTGAAGTATTTGTTCATTTTCAGTTGCCTAGCTTCCATGACTACACCATCTCGCCGTCTATGATTCTGTAGTTCTTCAGTTTAAAGTTTCCCCCGGGCGTTTTCTCCATAGTGGCAAACCCATGATTCCATTTGTTAATAGGCATATACTCCGGGTGTAATTGAGAACAACAGCCCAAGCTCCAGGTGGTAATTAGTTCGTCCTTGATATTAGGTTCTGAATGCTCTGATGTCTGATGCAGGTGACTGCATACTGCCGAGGAGAAAGTTTTCTGGAACAAGCCCCTTGCAGGGTTAACCTGCCTGTTAATACTCTGCCAGAACTCGTGACCATGCAGTACTGCCAGCTTACCAGCAAAGATTCTACGCTTTTCTCCTACTGTTTCAATACCCAAGTCTGGGATTCCCAGCCTGTTCTCCACCTCCATGACGCTATCGTCCTTGTCCCATAGCTCCGGTGCCTTGTCCATCAGGTAGTTGTACATCCGGTCATCATGGTTGCCGAATTTATAGACGATATGTGCGTCTGGAAAGCATACACGCAGGACGGTGAGAAACTGCCGGGTAGTATCCACCTCATCCCTCATGTATGCCTTGGACGGGTCTTTCAGGAATTTGGAGAGCCTGTAGCAATCCATAATGTCACCATTTAACACTATATAGTCTGCCCCGAACCATTGGGTATGTTCCATAATAACTTGCAGCACCTTCCGGTCATGATAGGGGATGTGGATATCGCCCAGTATAACGCCCCTGGTTAATTCTCTGGGTATGTGGTAGTTTGTCCAGTCATACCGCGCGGGTTGTGGCAGGGAAAAGGTGTTGGTTTCTGTAGCCTCCGGCAGCATGAACCTGTTATCGGCAAGAGACTCTCGTTTAGCATTCCCATAAGTTCCCCTATAGTAATTAACAATAGCCCGGGCATCCTCCAAATCCTTGTACAGGTTGCCCCAGTTTTCGTATACCATCCGGGCTAGTGTTCTGGTAGGCAGGGTAGGATATTTTTCCAGATATTCTATAACCTTCTGACCCTTGATTGATGGTTTGCTTCCCATAGTTATACCTCCGCTCTATCGCATGATGGCTGGCGGTTATCATGGAATCAGGCTAACCAGCCATCTAACTATCCTGTATAATCCGTAGCCCAGTGCTATAATGCCGGTGATGAATACAGGCAATATGGCTATCCAGGCGATGCGTTCAGGCATTCTCATGTCTCCCTTCCCACAAGATACTCAATCATTCCCAGCCGGCACTGAGAGCAATGAGCCCGTAATATGGCCACTCCCTCATCACAGTCGCAGTCAGCCTGCAACCAGTCTGCCATAAATTTCCTGTCTACCTTGAGTTGCCCCAATGCCATTATCTCCCCCGGCTGACGCCCGGACTTGTGGCAACTCTCAATATATCCGATCTGTTTCATTGTTCCCCCCTTTCTTCTATAATTCTGTCACCGACAAGGAAGACGGGAGTTGATTCCCCCATCCATGCTCCAAGCACATTGAATTCAAAATATTCTAGTGCTTCTTCCATGCTCTCCATCCCCCGTTCCACCATTGTGGCCAGCAATAATTGTTTATCGTAGCAAACCAAAGGTGGCCTGCCAAACATCTCTACCGCCCCAACAATGCATTTGTCATAGTATTCCTCGGACAGAAAAAGCAATTCACCACCCCACTCGTCTGCTAATTCGTCCCTGTTCATCGCCCCCCCTGCGTGAGCATATCCTCTATCTCGTCCGTGTGTCCCGGCCTCCACAGCCGGGTGTATATTCTGCTCTCAGGATTAGTGGAGATATCATGCCACCTGCGTAGCCAGTCAGCTTGGCCGGGGTGATACCGTCCTCTCTGGTCTGTGCAGCCCTTGGTTAATTTCCCCGTTTCGCTCTTGAATTCAGCCACTATAGCTACCGGCCGGGATTCATGCACCGCAATCATGTCGGGAAACCCCGGCTCGCTCCTGCGAGAATCATGCGTATGGTAAACATAATAACCGCAGAGCCGTGCCAGCTCTATTGTCCTGCCCTGTAGCTCTCTCTCAGACATTTTGCATTCCCCCTTGATTGATTTACTCATGTCCCCTGTCCTGTCGCTGGACATTGGTAAATCGTGCTCCGTTATCTATATTATATGTCCACCGTACACCGTTGGGTTCTAGGGTGGGAGAGGCCTTCGACCTAGACTTTTCGATTGTTAATTGTCCCATTTTACTACCGTTGACTGCAATGGTTTCCATTGACAGGTAGAGTTTAGGTTTCATCGCTGTATGGACACCCCCTACCCCAAGTTTTTGTTGTGGCTTTTTCTGGATAGCAACCAGTGCCATCCCTCTACCGAGTGCCTCATCGATTTTTGCCAGTTCTGTTCCGGCAGCCCAGAAGTTTTCCTGCATACTCAGGTAGTCGATGATATGGATTGCATCCGGGTATTTTTTAATCGCATCGCCAAAGTCAGCGTATCTCCGGTACGTTTTCCACGGTGCAGGTACGGGCAGGGGAGTCTGGAATGCGATGAAGCGTTCCTGCATTTCCTCTGCCTCCATGTCATTCGTCCAGAGGATAATATCATCCCGCTCCAGATTCAGCAAAATGAAGTTGTAAAGGAACGCTGTTTTACCAGCACCCGGTGAGCCTGCTACCACAGCGACTGACTTTGGATACAGCCTGATCCAGTCGTGTAGCCGTAACGGCCATTTGATATCCAGAGTATCGTCCACATTCGCATTTTGCCAGTCGATTTCCTGGTCTGCGAGTTGCAGGACTCGATACCTGTCCCCATCCCTCGCCAATATATTCTTCTCTACGAGTTCGGCAAGAATCCCTGACCTGTATTTCTTCCCTCTCCGCGAGAATATTTTCAGTTCCTTATCAATCTCCGACCGGGTAAATTTTTCAAGAGCGACCACGCACTCCTCGATTTCCCTTCGCGTAGTCTCCTTGGGGATTTCCACCTCTTCGTACATACTCACCTCTAAGATAATAAATGACCCCAGTGACCCCAGTGACCCCAGTGACCTCAGTGTCAACCTAATGACAAGCTAGTGACAGCTAAATGACGGCGTTGTTGTTGTTTAAACAACAACCTAATTACCAAGCTTCGCTCCTCTGCCGTTGTTTTTTAAGGGTGGCAATCTCCCTGCCCTGGTGAGATATTGCTCTCCAGAGTTCCCTGTCTGCCAATGGCCGTGGTGGTGGCGTTTGCGATTCTTTCCAGCTACGCCAGGCATCGAGGTGGTCTTTCTCGGCCAGGTTTAGATTCACCTCGTCCTCATGGACGGAGATGTACTCTATCGGCCAGATGCTGAAAGCTGACATAAATTCACCCCCTCATGACTTTGTCTTCGGGCTGAATACATCCTACCGTGTTCGACAATACAAAGAGTTCCAAATCCTTTGGCATCAGTCGCCACCGCTTCCCCACACGAAAGAACGGCAGCAAACCTTGTTCCTTCAGCCTCAGAACCGTGGGCCTTGAAATGCTCAGACATTCCCCTACCTCCTTAATGGATAGTGCCTTCCTATTCATGTTCATCTCCCTTAATCAGGGGCAGTTCGTCTGCCTCGTAGATTTGCTGGCCAGTTTGAACCGGGGATATATGGGCTGGCTCTGCCCTGCCCTTCGCATCAGCATCAGTGATCTCAATCCAATCCTTATCCTCGTGATCTTCGGGCATATTACACCACTTCCCGCCCCCATCGGCTATCGGGTGAGCGTGCCCCTTCATCCGACCTCGCTGGAACCACTCTGTTTGGTGTTCCTCGCACCAGTGCCTGCCCTGTGTGGCAGTGGTAGCCCCACCTGTTTTCTGGCTGGGGGGTGGGGATGCCTCTGTATGGAGCCGAGTGGCTCGGCGTTCCGGGGGTTTAGGGGGCTGAACCAACCCTTTGAATACATCAACCCCTATCTCGATCAACGAGGCACATTTGCTCAGGCAATCAGTCACCGCTGACTTATAGCCGTCCGCTGGCTCAGTGCCAGTGCCGGACTTCTGATGCCCACCATACTGGTCGGGCGTTGTAAATCCATGATTTATCAGGACCAGCCTGCCCCTGACCGTGACATAATCATCAGTATCACTGATGATCTCGTGAGTCAACGTCCAGCCACCTATTCCGAACACCGTATTCAACCGCTCTATCACCCACATGGCCTTTATTGTAGTGAGATACGGTTTGCTGGGATATTCTGCTATAGCCTCTGTGGGAAACGACTCCCTGAGTGCATCCCTCATTTCCGGAGGTATTATTTTTATATCCATTATACCCCCCTCTCCCTTTTCTGTTCCCGGGACACATCCTCCATCCACTCGTTCTGGATTTCATCCCAAGTTGGGCAACTACGGCCTTTTTCCAGCTCACATACCGTGTCATTGAGTTGGCAGTATGGCAGCCACTCGTCCCCGATGCCCTTATATCCGATGTGTTTGATTTCCGGGCACTCCGGCCCAGAGATTTTCGGTGCGATGGTGCGCACCTGTATCTGGTCAGCGTGGGGCTCGTAGTGGTTGCCCACGCTGATGAGAAACCGTTGCGCCGCATTGAGCCGATTAATCATCGGGGCTATCCCATCCCGTGACCGGAATTGATCCAGTAGATTATCCATTTTTCCTCCTTTTATTTTGATGTCCCGGGTCTTATACCCCGTTTTTTCGGCCTCTGCCAAAATGTTTGCCCAGATAACGCCCCTGGCATTTTCTACTGCAAAATGAATAGCTGGCGGTACTGGCAGCCTTGGTGGAAACTAGGTAGTGGTTTTCCTGTCCGCACTCAGTACAGGTCAGCCACATATGTTTAGCCTCAAACTGGCATTGCCGAGAGCAATGCCTGCGTTTGGTTCTGCTTGTACCGATGTCGACTCCGCAGGTTCGGCAGAGAGAACGCTGAACCGGAGTTCTAGCTGTCGGCCTGCCCGCCTTCCGCAGAATCTGGTGGACTCGCTGCCTGCTCAGTCCAGTCATACCGCCTATTTCCTCCAGAGTCGCACACGGATTGGTGTCCCTTATATGGAGCACCGGCTGATTCCGAACCATTTCCCCTCCTTTTTTTGCATTTTACCCCATTACCCTAACAGTATAGCACGTTCCGATTGAAACGTCAACTGGAATATGAGTTTGTTTATTTGTATTCATTTTTATTCATCCCAGTATGAGCTATCTGCTCCCAGTATTTCCTCAATTGTCGAGGCAACCTCTTCTTTTGCCCAGCTGGGGAAAAGGGGCAGTTGTTCTGCGAGGGCTTCTCTGTCGATGATTTCCCCTGGCATCAGTCCCTGACTGGAGCCTATCCAGTCCTCAGCGACCTGCCTGATCGCCCCCCTTTCCATGTCCAAATCCCCTATCATGATAGCTAGCAGTACCTTCCGGTCATGATATGTGTGGCCAGCTTTTTCCATTTTCCCCATCTCCTTACCCCTTATTCTCGTTCCTCGACCTTCAGCTCCTGCCACCTCCACTGTTTCCTCGACCTCAATAGGTTTGCTGAAATGAGAGTGTGTCAACAGGTAGTTGCGTAGCTCCCTGTTGATCTCCAGCCGTGCTTCCTGCTCGTCATTCATTTTTCCTCTCCATGCCCCTGCCTGCCGTCACGGTCAGGTCTTACAGAGCCTCAATTAGGTGCGGTTTGCCTCAAACTCCAGTGCCGCTAAATTGATGACGGCATGGAGGGAACCTATATCAGGCGTATCTCCAGCCAGATGAAATTCCACGAGCTGGCAAATGCACCTAGCTATGCACTCGATGTCCTCACTGTCCGCCGCCTGCCGTACATACCCGCCGGAGTCCTCATCCCAACAGGAGTCCTCGAATTGTTCTACGAGGGATGGCCGCAGCCCTTCGTCATGGAGAATATCTCTAATCTCATCCTCATCGCAGGAATCTCGTGAGACACCAAACCAATACTCAGCGTTCCATATAATCTCATCCTCTGAAAATTTCATATTTACCTCCTTGCCCCTGCCTGCCATTTGGTCAGGACTTATTGGGCTTCTCTTCTAGCTCTGCCAGCACCAGCCGAGTTGTTGTTTAAACAACAACTTACTGCAGGGTAAACAGTTCACCGCATATGTCGCAGTGTGCCGTTAGCTCCACAGCACACCGGACTTTTGTGCA